GCTCGTAAGTGTATCGGTGCGCTTGGATCTTGCGACCGTTGATAGTGATGCGGCTGTAACCATTAGTGGTTATTGAGCGCTTAGACTCGATGCAAGGACTCATGCTGATTTAATTCCGTATAGGGTTAGCGTTGAGCCATTAGCAAAAGTGGAGTTAGTTGTCGTTACTGTTACCGAAGTGATAGCAGCGGTATTGCGCCATAAACCAACATTGGTCATAGTTCCCTTGCCAGCGTTATCGGCTCTCATGAGTGCTGTTTTGAAGGTTGTAGAATTAGCGTAATTCATTATGTTGGCTCTAATCACACCGCCAGCAGTAGTCACCGAGAAGTAATAGTCAGTACCAATAAAGGTTGCGTCAGCGACTCTATCTGCAACCGCTGAAGTGCCATTACCGCCTAAAACTGTATAAGAATAATTTGTTCCAGTATCAGAGTTAAACCTAAGATTTACCTGAGCATCACCATTACCAACAGGCGAAATAATCAGAACTAAATCCGTATAAGTAGAAGGTATAGAAGTAAAAGTGTAAGTACTCTGTGTTGGTCCAGCATTTGTAGTCGCTATTGGTTCATAAGTTTTTGGCATTATTTGACCCCATAAAGCGCGAGAGTGGAATACTGATTAAATAGAGTTCCGTCTATCATTGAGATGCTGACTGAAGTAACAGCCGAAGTCGATCGCCAACTGCCGCTGGAAAATGCAATAGTGCCACCGAGTGAGCCTGTGCCACCAGTTCCATTTATATCAAAGCCCTGTAAGTTTCGTACGGTCTTATATTTATTAGTATTGGAATAATCCAAGATATCCATAATTACGCCAGTAAATCTATTTACGCCTACGCTGCTATTTAAACCATTAAACTGCATTTGGTTAGAACTCGTATTGGCATTTGCAGTCACATTGGGCGTTGTGTTATATCCACCGAATAAGTTGTGGCTGCTGTAGTTTGCCCCTGTATCGGAGTTAAATTGAACCTTTGTTAAATCCACAACATAGCCCGAACGGTTGGTCTGAAGTATGCCTCTAATTTGAAGATGCTTATAAGTGCCAGCGATCGAGGTGAACGCTATAGAGGACGAACCCCCAGCGCCAACGGTCACGGTCGCTATTGACTCGTAATCGCCGACAGCGGCGGCTGCGCCACTATCTAACAGCGCCGTAAGGTTATTAAGCATTAGGCAATAGCCCCCACGACATACCAGTTATTTGCTGAAGTCTGGATTAGGGCGCATGACTTGTACTGGTTTAGGACTGGGCTTGCTGCTGTTGCTCCAGCAGATAGAACGGTTACGCCGACTGCGCCTGAAATCGTTACCGCTCCTGCGCCTTTGTTTAGGACTGTGATTACTGTTCCGACTGGGAAGGCTACGCTCGCGTTTGTAGGGATCGTCATGGTTGAAGCGCCTGCATTAGATCGGGTGACTAGCACCTGATACTGGTCGGTAAGGACAGGTGTGTAGGTAGTGCCTGTCTGATCGTTCAACGAGAACGACACTAAAGAATTGTACATGGCAGAACTAAGGACATCTCCAGTTGTTGATGGTAGACCTACGGGCATTTTATATCTCCTAATACGCCATTATGTTAGTGCCGATTATACCTGATATTGCCGATCCGATGATGAACCCTTCCACTATCGGTTCGAGTGTGGTCACAGTTACGCTCATGGCATTTGGCGTTATGTTCCATGAGAGTCCTTGCGCTTGCAAAGTCTTAACGATAGTTGAGCCATCAGGCTGAACATTGGTAATCTTTAGATTTGAGAAGTAGTCCAGTCCAAGCATGGTGGCAGTAGGCACAGCTGGATCGAGTAGATCGACCGTCATGGCATCTATGCGGATCGTAGTCTCTTTGCGAGTTGCCACATAGATTTTAGCCACATTGAGCGCATCTGCATCAGTCTGGAGAACCAAGTTATTTTCGTTAATCTGGTGAGGAAAGTATTTGGCAATACTGGCTGAGTCCTCGGCTACTTGCTGAGTTCCGCCATAGCGAGTCATTCCTGCGCTGTTGATAATGAGTTTATCATCGAAGGCGAAGGTGAGGTTTCGATAAGGGATACCTGTAGTCTGATTAAACTCGATCGGTGTCTCACCGTATTTCTTTATAACATTTGTGCGGTTGATAAATACCGCGGTTCCCTCTGTGTCGATATAGAACGCGCCCTGCTCAGAAAACTCTGCGTTTTTAAGAGCATCTAGAGCTGTACGAGAAGTGCCAGGATCGGCTATGCAGGTGGTGTTACCTGTGTCGATCGTACGCATCGAAGTAGGAAATGAGACCTGATCCAGGATCTTGCCTATACGAGTGCCAGTATCTTGTCCAGCCGTAGCCCCTGCCACGCCCACGATACCTGCTTGCTGCATGAGTCTGAAAGCATCGGAGCAGGTGATATCGACATAACCAATATTCTCTGCTTGATCGTATGAATATTTATAATCGGTTGTATAACCTGAAAATAGGAAGTAACCCACTCCGCCTACGGTTGCCGATACGCGCAGCTTACGAAGCGGAGTAAGGAAACCATAATACGGAGAATTAACATTCTGAGGGTTCCAGGATCCATCTTCGTCATAGACTCGAACGGTGCAAGATCCTGCTTCGTAGGTATCTCGCATGATGTTACGCCCACGCTTAATAGTTATTTGACGCACATTAGGCGTTAGATCCACCGTAGGCTCTGGAGTAGTACTAGAAGCTAAAGTACCTGTGCCTAAGACTCCGTACTTGATATCGCCAATAGTAAATGGATAGCCGAAAGTAGCGCCGCTGGTAAAGTCGAAAGAGACCGCTATCTGTGCAGGTAAGGTCATGGCCCGAAAGAACCGCCTTGTCGGAAGATCGCAGAGAACTTAGCAGATAGTGAAGCATCCAGCAAAGTATCTCTTAGAACATCTTGCAGACTTTCCTGGGCAATAATTGAGCCAGCGTTTACATTTACTACGAAATCAACTCCTGCTGCACTCGTTTGTGTTGAACCGTTAGGCAGAGAATATTGAGTGCCAGTTACGCCATAACCTTCAGCCATAGAAGTAACAGGTGCAGGGCTTACTGTAGAGATGCGGCGTACCTGTGCCTCGATCATATCGAGATAAGACTTCCATGCTGTGAAAGGGTTCTTGGCATCTGGAAGGCTTGCTAGATAAGCAGCTAATTGCTGTGATAGCCCCTGAGACTTGGCAAGTTCTCCAGCGAGCTTAGATGCCTCGTTTGTATTGCCAGTAAGGATCGCTAGCTGAAGTTCTAAGCGTTTGCGTTCTTCGTTTGTTATATCGCCTTTAAGCGCGGCGATAATCTGAGCCTGTTGGATATCGAACAGAGTGCCAGCCTTTTGTAGAGCTGTCTGCTCTTTGATCGCTTTAGTCTGCTCTTTAGTGGTTTTGAGCAACGCGGTGCGGTTCTTAGCCGCAGCCTTTTCGGCTGCTGCCTTAACTAGTTCTGCTCTAATTGCTGGAGTAATTCCAGAAGTATCTTTACCGCGGTTCATCTCGGCTTCGCCTATTGCTTGAAAGGCTTTTAAGTCTCCGCGCGCTAGGGCTGCTAACTGACCAACACCTACACCGAAGCGGCGTACAAAGGTTGCAAGTGCTGTAGAAGTCTTTTCTATGATGTTTAAAGTGTTAGTAAGTCCACCTTCACCGCCGCCGCCAAGTGCTGCAAGTGCATCGAGTAAGCCACCACCGATAATCTCTTTAGCGTTGTTGGCTGCTACAGATAAGCGCTGAAGCGATCCTGCGTAAGTATCTACCGAAATTTGAGCCTGTCCGCCAAATAGATCGTTAATCCGCATTTGGACTTCTTCAAAAGACATAGCCTTTAGTTCAGCCTGAGTTAGCCCGATACCGTACTTAGCAAGTGCGCGAGTTTGTCCTACATAACCTTTACTCAAATCGCCTGCGACCGAAACCACATCAGCCCCACTAGCCGCTGATAAGTCTAACGCTGTGCGAAGCAAGGACTGGGCTTTAGTAACTGAGCCAGTAGTAGTTAATAAACGCTGAAAGGCTGGGCGCAGTTGGTCATCAAGTACACCAAATTGCTTTTCTAAATCTGCGATAAATGTACGAACGGAAGGATCTGCAAAGGCTAAGCCTAAGTTGTTCAAAGACTGAGTTAATACTCTGGCTGCTTTATCATCGGCTGCAAAGGCTTTAGCTGCATTGAAAGAAGAACGAGCCAAGCGCTGTGCTGTGAATAGCCCTAAATAAGACTTAGCAAGTGTTTTAACCTGGTTATTAAGTCCGACAGTTGCTTTAGCGGCATCTGCGAAGGCTTTTTTCCCAGAGAATACCGTAGCAATATCTACTTTTAAATCAGCCATTATTTACCATCTGTCCTTGCGTTGAACTCATTAGCAGAGTTTTGAATAGCCTTAGCAACTGCTCCTACTGCCTTCCCCTGATCTTCCGAGAAGGCTCTAAAGATTACGCGCCCAGTCATCTTGCGAGTAGCGCGACCTGCTTCACCTTGTTGGCGTGGTCGAGCGTTTACTAATTGACCAAGAGAGTTAGCGCGGTCGATGAATTGCTTACCAGCGTTAGGGTTAAGTGATTTATTCACCTTGTTAGATGTGTCGATGTAATTGCTATATTTGCCGCGAGTGGATGCCTGTGATGGCTGACCGCCTGGGTTCTTACGCCCTGCAGTCTCGTAGATGGCTCCACCAGCTGATTTATTGACTATGCGAGCAAGCGATACGAAGCCACGCTTATTAGGCTTAGAAGGGCTTGTGGAGTATTTAACCCCACGCTTGGCTTCTGTTTGATCGTACTTCGGAAACACGCGGTATTTAACCGTATCAGCCGAAGCAGTAGCCTTAGTCCAGCCAGATAACATTTGGCTATCTGCTGGCATATAACCACGAGCCTTATTAGTCATAGGCTTTAATACTGCAGTCATTTGCTTAGTAGTCTGCTTAGCTAGATCAGGTTCGAACTCTCTCAGGGCTTTGCGGAGTTTATCTGCGCCTTTTAGCTCGACTGGCATCCGCTTGCTCCTTTGCTCTATCCTTTAGGGCTTGTAATAAAGTCCTAAACATTGTGTGATCTAGTTCAATTAAAGTCTGTGGCGAGAGTCCTGTCTCTAGCGATAGTCTCGCTACGAGATAGGTG